CACCATCTACCACCTAGCACGTAATCATAACCATAATTCAAACCATGTATTTTTAATCCAACACCAACTAAGTCTAATGCTTGATTAATAGCGTAACTTTCAGCATACATTCTTCGACTAGTAAGAATATCGTTGAACCCAGCACATGATGATGAATACGCTGGATTTGACATACATGGATCAGTTGTATAATTTAAAGTTAAAGATGGTTGGCGAACTTGTGGTCCATAATAACCTGCCCAGAATCTACTATCTTTACCAGTGAACGATAATTGCATAGCATCACCTGCAAGTAAACTATACTCACTGGAAAAGTTTTGTGTTCCTGTTTTTAACTCAAAACTATTTGTTGGTGTATTGTAATTATAAGTGTAAGTTTCAAGAGCGATATTACCACGCATCAATCTGACTTGACCACTTAATGTTCCTGACTGTTCACCTGAGTTATTGATAAGCCAAGAGTAATTGTATCCATTAATCTTTATACCAGAGTTTGATAAGTTTAATGCGTGTTGTAGTGCAAATGCTTCAGCAGTTATTGTTTGTGTTGCTGTTGCTGTCGTGTAGCCAAAGATTAATGTGTTTGTTCCTGCATTGAATGCTGGTCCATTACCACCACCACTAAATCCACCATTTTGCCCAGCAACTGAGCCAGTCCATGCACCGACTGTTGGTGTTAGTATGTTTTCAGATGTTATTGGAGTTTGTGCTTTAGCTCTTGGTGTAAATGCAACCAAGCCAACAACCAAAAACATTAATACCCAGAATCTCATTTAGTCTTTACTCTTGACTTTTTGTGGGACTCTGTCTGGGTTTGCATCCCAAATTGCTTTGGCTTGTTCACCAATTTTACCATCTATCGGACATGGTGTTCCAGCATTCATCATTGCTGTAAATACTCTTTCGTCTTGACACATGATAGCAACTGCTGCTACTTTCATGCCCATGTCATATGTGGAACGAGCTAGTTTTAATCTTTCGCAATTCTTATCAGTCATCGTGGCACCGAAAGAGATACCAAGAATTTGAGTTTGAGTTGCACCAGATACAGCCACTGCGCAAACATCACTATTAATAATCGTGATGGCTGGAGCCACTGCTGTTGGTGGAGGGGATTTTACTGTTGTTGTGCTATTTGAAGTGGAATCTGTAGTGCTTCTACTAGTCGAATCAGTCACGATGGGATCAGCAGCCATCGCAGGGGACAAAACCATGACAAAAAGCACCGCTATAGCGATCTTTTTAGTCATTTTAAAAACCTTTTTTTGTTAGTTATGACAGCATCGCTGTCTACTGTTATTTAGGATTCATAGGTTTATCTTGCAGTTCTTCAACCTCTTTTTCTATGGTTTTAATACCAAGAAGAGTTTCTTGAACTTTTTTGAGGAATGATTGTGTTTTTGGTGCTTTTAGTTCTTCTTCGAGAACTGGAGTAATTCTTCTACCAGCAGAGTCATATTCAATCTTTTTAACTCGATCGTATAACTCTGGTTCCCAATCTTTAGATAGTTCATCTACTTTGATCTCTGGTATTTCTTCTTCTGTGTTTGAAGATGTTTTTATACTGGAAGTTTCTTCTACGACCACTTCGTCTTTTAAATCGATGTGTTTCTCTTCTGGAAATTCTTCAACAGGTTCTTTTTTAAAGAACGATGTCCAGTCTTTTTCAACTAATGCTGGAACTTCGTTCTTATCTTTTCTTAATTGCCAATTTGCAGCAACTAACATAAGAACAGCAAGTGGATCAAATACAAGCACAATCATGATAATAACCCAGCGTACTGCTTTTTCAAGTAGGTCTGTATCTGGATTATCACCATAGATAAGTGCTGCTATGTATTTAATCGGTCCAACTTCTGCTTCGACTTTTCTGACTTCGGCTGCGATTGGCGCACGTTCTTCTTGGTACTTGGAGATTTTGGTTTGGGCTGTTCCAATTTCGGAGAGGAGGGCACTTCGTTCTTTTTGCTGTCCTCTACGGATGGCGATGGAACGCTCTGCACCTCTGGCGTCTTCTGTTCTTGCGATGGTTTGATCAACTTGCTGATCCAATTGAGTAATTGCTTTACGTGCTGCATTTATGTTCTCCTTTTCTGTTTTAATTTTCTCATCAATTAATGCTAACTTAGCCTGAACATCTCCTGTAGGAATTGCTTGGTCAAGATGTGCTTTTGATAAGAAACCGAAGATGCCCATCGAAGTCAGTAACATTAAAACAATAAGGGCAACTGTGAAATATGACTTCATCAGTCTTGGTATTTCTCTCCAAGAACGATAAAGCCACGATGCTACCACGAGTTTTGCTGCTTCCAGCAATGTTCCCATGATGGCAATTGGGACTACTGCTGCAGCAAAAATGGCAATTAACCCAGCAACTGCATAATATGCAGCTACTGCGGATAGTGACAACGCTACAGCAAATAGTAAATATGTCATAGTTTGTTTAGAATATGAGAACCATGAATACGACACATAATGTTATTATTGTAGTATTCGGTGCTTTCTAGTACCTTTCTCGCAAACTGTTCTCGTGATTCAATGTAAGAACATTCTGCTTTAGATTTACAAAAATACAAAATCTCTCGAGTGAAGTTTTCCTTCCCAAAAGATTCTACATCTTTATTTAGTTCTATAGACGAACCGTAATATTCTAGCCAGTCCGAGTCTATTTTAGAACGAACACGTTTTTTCCTTTTCGTGCCGTCTTTTTTCTTGATAGTTTTGTATGTGGTTTTAGAGAATTTTGCTAATTTCTTTCCGACATACTTGCGATTGTTCGTCAGATTGGTAATCAAATATACAAACCCAACACAATCATCTGGTAATTCTGAAATTTCTTTTTGTTGATATGACCAATTCATTCTTCTTCATCGAAGTCATCCTCTTCTTCATAAATGTCTGCTGAACACACTGGACAATATACACATTCTTCCGCTGTGTGATCTTCACCTTTGAGAATAATCTTACCTCTCGCTCCACATTCATTACACTCAAAGTATTTAGTTGCCATCTTTTCGTTCCCACGCTAAATTAAATTTATTCAGTACTTTAAACCACATCCAACCGATATCAAACTCTAGCCATTTTCTGCTTAACTTTGGATTCGCTGGATCTCCATGATGATTGTTGTGTAGTTCTTCACCACCAATTACAATACCCCATGGAAGTATGTTTGTTGATTTGTCTCTGCTATCGTAATTTCTATAACCATAGTAGTGTCCCATTCCATTTATAACTCCTGCTGCCCAGAATGGAATCCAAATCATCTGGACACCCCAGAACCAAATTCCCCACCAACCAAATAATAACAAACTGATAGCTAACATAATTACGATGCCAGCATATGGAAATTTAGAATAAACATTTCTTTCCATCCAGTCATCTGGTGTGCCAACACCATACTTAGCAATCATTTCTCTGTCTCTTGCAGCAATAATATAGTAGTAAACTCCACTAAACAGAACACTCCATATACCTTCATTATGTGGGCTATGAGGATCACCTTCTTTATCAGAATTCTGATGATGTTTGCGATGAATGGCTACCCATTCTTTGGTGACCATACCAGTTGTAAGCCACAACCAGAATCGCATAAAGTGTGAGGTATAAGGATGAAACTCTATACCTCTATGAGTCTGTCCTCTGTGTAAAAACAATGTTACGCATACAATTGTAATATGCGTCATAATCAAAAGGTAGATTAGTTCAATCATCTTTTCTTTCGTACATGACTGTGTTTGTATCACCAAGTGCCCACTTAGCATCAGATTCTACAGACCAGCGTTTGGTTGCTACCTTAAAGTCAGGTAGTTTTAATTCCCTTGGATTAGACGAAGGCTCAAGGATAATAAGACGATTGTTTGGCTGAGCAGCGAACTGCCCATTATCACACATAATAAAATTATAAGATTTGTGATCTTCGATATCTTCAGCAAATCCAGTATCAAGAATATTAAAGTCAGGATGAGCAGAATCCACAGTGAATAGATAAGTGCCATACATCCAACCTCCATCTTTTAGTTTAAATTTACAACGCATTGATTGGAGTTGTGCTTTCTTTATCAAAGTGATATCATAAGACAAACAATCCCAAAGTTGTAAATAATCTAATGGAAGTGGCTCTCCCTCAATAGGTTTCCAGCAATATGCATGTAATGGTAGTTTATCGTACAACGCACCATATTCATTAAGATAAGACTCTATACGAAACGCTTGTCCTCTTAATGACTTAATACTTATCCACCAGCATCTCTCTAGTTCTCCAAATCCTTTTTCAAAATCATAAAGGAATTCTTTACGAACAAAACATTTTACTGGTGGTAAGTTAGCTACTATGTGTGCCATTTTCTACATTCAGCTTGAATTTGTGAATTTACTGCTTTGAGTCTTCTGTTCCATGAATATTCAGCATCTCTACATTCTTTTTCAGTTTTGTATTTTTCATGCTGTGTATAATTTTCTGGGAATGATACCCAAAATACTAAAATCCATGCTGTCATGTTTCCACCAATTTATCGACAAAGTTTAGTAACAGTTCGTTATGTCTACCACCATGCCAATGTTTCGGCATCCATTTATAGTAATCATACCAAACCTTTTCTGATTCTAAATGACAACCTATTAACCCAATGTTCCCTTGTATAATCGCCATAGGATCGGAATTGCTATAGCGAGCCACAACGTCCACATCACCGCCAACCATACAAGCACCATCATAGAAATACATCCTTTCTAATTGACCTTGCCATTCGACTGTTAAACCTTTAGCGTGTGGACGTTTTGTATCTGTGTTTGGTCTTTTAATATATTGCTCAACCCTTGTGGTCTTAAGAATATCAAAGTAGTCACGATCAGCCCAATAAGCACCCATGCATATACCGAGATATGCTTTTCCGTTAGCAACATGATTACGTATGATGTTAACATGCCTATCAAGAATAACATCAAATCTATCAGAATCACCTATACCTCCAGGAAAACAAATTAAATCTACATCATCAAAGAATGTATCTTCAACTTCGTGTTTTGTAAATATTTTAAATCTGTACTTAGACTGAAGAGATCTAACAATTCCGTTCACACTTTGCGCAGAGCAAACTGGATGCTGCACAAATATGGCAATGGTTTTCAATGGTAATCCTCAAGCAGCTTTACCCCATACGTCGTCCCATGAACCAGACAACGCACCCTTAGCATAGTCAGTAACTCGATTCTCAAAGAAGTTACCATGCACTGGTGCATTAATCATTTCCTCAACCCATGGAAGTGGATTCTTCTTACGCTTGAAGATACCTTTCATACCTAGACCAATCAAGCGACGATCTGCGATATAACGAATATACTCTTTAACATCTTCTGCTTTTAGATCACGCATGTCACCACTCTGGAATGCTAGATCAATAAACTTATCTTCGAGTTCAACCATCTTTTCAGCAATAGTGTAGATCTTACTCTTTAACTCATCACCCCAAATCTCTGGATTCTCTTTGATGTATTCTTTGAAGAGTTTCATCATTGACTCAGCGTGCATTGTCTCATCAACAATAGACCATGTAACGATCTGCCCCATACCTTTCATGATACCATGACGTGGAAAGTTCAATAACATGATGAACGAGGAGAACAATTGCATACCTTCTGTGAATGCAGAGAAGATTGCGATATGTGCTGCTGTGCTTTCGATTGTACCATTCTTCGAGGACTGCTCAATAACGTAATCGTGCTTATCTCTCATAGCCTGATACTCAAGAAACTGATTGTATGTAGACTCAGGTAATCCTAGAGTTTCAATCAGATGTGAGTATGCAGCAATGTGTAATGCTTCACGTGCAGCAAAACCAGAAAGCATCATACGAATTTCTGGTTGTGGAAAATGCGGAAGATAATTCTTTACGTATCCACCTGCCACATCAATGTCACCTTGTGTAAAGAAACGGAAGATGTTAGTTAGAAACTCTTTTTCTTCTTTACTTAATTTCTTCTTCCAATCTTTAACATCTTCTGCCATTGGTACTTCAGTATGCAGCCAATGTGCTTGTTCATGCTTCAACCATGCTTCATATGCCCATGGGTAGTTAAATGGTTTGAAGTATGTTCTCTCATCCGTCATCTTGCTGTGTTTCTTAATCATTTCTTATCCTTCGCATGCTAGACACGCACCATCTTCTGATGTGAGTGCGGTTAAATCGATCTCTTTGATAACTTCTCTCTCAATACGCTTAGCAACTTTATCTGCTTTCGCAATCTTATCACTACGGCAATAATACATTGTTTTTAATCCAAGTTTCCATGCCATAAAATGCACAGCATGAATATACTTAATGTGTGAATCTGGACGGAAGAATACATTCAACGATTGCGCTTGGTCAATCCATGATTGGCGGTCTGCTGCATGCTGGACCACCCAACGCTGGTCAATCTCCATAGAAGTCTTGAACACATCTTTTGTCCATTCGTCCAACCAATCAATGTGTTGAACGCTACCATCGTTCGCAATAATGGAACGCCAAATTTCGTTATAATCAAGTGTCGCAGTAACATCAGTTTCACATTTCTCCTTGATTACTTTATCAAGGTAACGATTCTTATTTAAGTAAGAACCCGATAAAGTATCCTGCCTATAAGCATTGGCACGATAAGGTTCAATACTAGGAGAAGTATTGCCCATAAGAATGGAAGAAGAAGCATTGGGAGCAATAGCCATAAGGTGACTAAAGCGATTCCCAGTACCCACTGCATCAGGTGCTTCACCTCGCTCCAGTCCCAGTTCTTTATTAGCGACATCTAATTTCTCTCTTACGTGTTTGAAGATAGTTTTGTTAAGTCCGACTGACATGCTTGATTCCCACGGAATATTCTTTCGCTGAAGAAGAGCATGCCAACCCAAAGCACCGATACCAATGCTACGCTCCATAGTAGCAGAATACTTTGCACGTTGAATAGCATCAGGTGCATTATCGATAAAATACTGAAGAACATTATCAAGCATTTCTGCAACATCACGAAGAAAAAGAGAATCGTTTTTCCATTCATCATAGTATTCCAAGTTCAGCGAGGAAAGACAGCATACAGCAGTTCTTTCTTCATTGGTCGGT